TGAACTTGTGAAGGCAGGCGCTTACGACTCCGTAAGTGTTGGAGCCATTCCATTGAAGTTCACAACCACGAAAGACGGAACAATGATTGTTTCTTCAGCATCGCTTGAAGAAATCAGCCTTGTTGCATCCCCGGCATTCAAAGATGCCATCATCACAGAAATCGCTGCTTCCGAACCTGAAGAAGAAGCATCCGAAACCCCCAACAACGACACTTCCGAGGAGGAAACCATGTCACAAGAAACACCAGCAGTCGAAGCCTCCCAGCCCGACATTATTCAAACTCCACTGCTCGCAACAGCACGTCGTGAGTTCAAACTTCCATCAGCATCTGAGTACATTGCAACTTTCGTTCGTGGTGGCCATGACTGGGCACAGATGAACGCAAACATTCGTGCAGCAGCACCCGACATTGTTACCTCTGACATTCCTGGCGTGATCCCGACTCCAATCGTGGCTCCTATCTACAACAACTTTCAAGGCCGTCGCCCTCTGATTGACGCAACTGGCGTTCGTGCCATGCCTCAATCTGGCGCAGTTTTTATTCGTCCAGTAGTAAGCACCCATTCAACAATTGGAACTGCAACGCAGAACACAACCATCACAGCATCAGCATTTGAAGTTGACGATGTGCAAATCACCAAGACAATCCAAGGTGGATACGTTGAAATTAGCGAAGCCTCAATGGACTGGTCACAGCCTGAAGTGCTCGGCGCTTTGCTTGACGACATGGCTCGTGTCTATGCAGACCGTACCGACCTTCTTGCTTGCTCAGAGTTGCAGACTGGTACAACCAACAGCAACAACTTTGCGAACGCATCTATCGCAGACCCAACCTATTGGGTTGAGTGGATGTACACAGCAGCTGCAGACATCCTCACAGGCTCAAACGGCAACTTGCCTTCAATCCTTGCTGTGTCTCCAAACGTCTGGAAGTTGATGGGTTCACTCAGCGACACTGCAGACCGTCCATTGTTCCCACAGGTTGGGCCAATGAACGCATTTGGTTCACTCAGCCCCGGTGGAGACGCTGGTTTCGCTTTCGGACTTCGTGTAGTCGTTGACCGTAACTTGACCTCAGCAGGCATGACAATCCTTGACCCAACAGCAATTGAAAACTGGGAACAGCAAAAAGGCGCAATCAGCGTTGAACAGCCTTCACAGTTGTCACGTCAAATTGCTTTCCGTGGTTACTTTGCCTCGAAAGTCATTGACGCAACCAAGACCATCAAGGCTGCTTTCGTCTAAACCGACGAACTACTAGAGGAACTGAAGAACCATGGCCAGTTATGATCTAGCGTTTCACACACGCCTAGACGGTGTTGTGGTTCTTCAGACCTTCGTTGAAACTGGCATTCAAGTTGGCGATGTTGTCACCATCGCTGGCGCTGGGCATAACATCAACGGCACACACACCGTTCTATCAACGCAAGACAACGAATTCATTGGACAGTCAGACGAAGGCGACTTTGAGTTTGACAACGAAGTCATTCGACTGTTTCAGTTTCTCTTCCGAGACGCTGACGGTGACCTAGAGCGTTCTGTTGCTACAGGAACTGTGACCTTCACACCGTCTGTATCGTGGATACAGGCTTCCGATGTCACAAGTTGGTTAGGTATTGACGTGGCTACTGCTAACGACACGGCCTTCATAACGGTCTGCGTCAATGCCACCAACAACTGGTGCTTCAGAAAACGTCGTGAGGCTGGTTACACAGACTCGATGACGACAGTGCCCGGTGCCGATGTAAAACTCGGTGCGATCATGTATGCAGCAACTCTTTACCGTCAGCGTGGCTCTGCAGATTCGTTTGCCTCATTTGACGCAATGTCTTCAATACCTATCCCCTCAACCATGGGACGGATCATGTCTCTCATTGGTTGTGGCCGTCCACAGGTGGCGTAATGGCTGCATCTGGAATCCTTGTTGACGCAGTGAACGCAATCAAAACGGCGCTCACAGCGTTGGGTTTGAAACCAGTCACAGACCCACGCAACGCACGCCCCATGTCTGTCTTCATTGAATTACCAGTGATGACGTCATACACATACAACATTGGTGATTTTCGCATTCCAGTTCGCATACTTGCAGCTCCTCCTGGCAACCAAGATTCAGGTGATTACTTGATGACAACGGTTGACACAATCATGAACTCTTCCATTGCCGTAGTTGACGCCCGACCGGGCAACGCTTCTTACGGTGGGCAAGACATCCCAACATACGATTTGACTGTGGCTATCGCAGTCAAACGAAACTAGAAAGGTCAGAAATGGCAACAACAACATTCCTTAGCAATGCAACGATCAACATCACGCAGGGCGCAACTACTTACGACTTGAGTGATCAGGCAAACGCTTGCACAATCACCATTGGTCAGGACTCGCTTGAATCAACAGCATTCGGTGACACTGGTCATCGCTTTGTTGGTGGCCTTCAGAGCGTTGAAGTTTCAATTGACTTCTTCTTGTCTTACGGTGGCTCAGGCGCAACGTCAGAAGTTGAAACAGCACTTGCAGCAATGGTCGGTCAAGGCAACACCACACTTGTCATCAGCCCATCTGGAACGACCGAATCGGCGTCTAACCCTGAGTACACCATTACAAACGCAATGATGGAAAACTTCACACCAATCAACTCAACCGTTGGTGAACTCGCAACCGTCACGGCTACCTTCACTGGTGGCACATGGGCACGAGACATTACCTGATCTAAGGAACGAGGGAAACAATGAAAATCCAACTACGCATCACGCCCAACGAAGGCGAACCATACGAACTAGAAACCAATCTGTTCGTCATTGTCGCTTGGGAACGCAAGTTCAAACAAAAAGCCTCAACGCTCGCTAACGGCATCGGCATTGAAGACCTTGCGTTCATGGCCTATGAATGCTGCAAACAAAACAACATTCCAGTTCCAGTTTCATTTGACGAATACATCAAGAAAGTCAATGCCGTCGAAGTAGTTGGTCAAGAAGACCCAAAAGCCACCGAAGCAACAGTTACCGAAGAGCCTTAGCAGAGGTACTTGTTGCAACAGGGTTTTACCCCCCACAAATAGAATTCGAGATTGACGATCTAACGACAGTCATTGAGATTCTGAACAACCAGCAGAAAGCACAACGGAAATGACAGCATCAGCCTCCATAGAAATAGCAGGTCTGAAAGAAACCATCCGTTCCCTGAACAAGGTTGAGCCGGGGCTTCGTAAAGAGTTCACCAAGAACGCCAACGAAATCGCCCAACCTGCTATTCAGGAAGTGCAAAAGGGCTATGCCAAGATTCCTTTGTCGGGTATGGCCCGAAACTGGACAGACAAATCAGGACGCAAAATCTTTCCGTTCTCGGTGGCAAAAGCACAGTCTGGAGTCAAGTTGAAAGTGGACGCTGCAAGGGAAGCAGTCAGCCTGCTTTACATCACACAGACCTACGTTGGCGCTGCCGTGTTCGAGGCTGCAGGGCGTAGCAACCCCAACACACTGGGAGACTCTCTAGGGCCACTCAAACCCAACCAGACGAGAGTTCTTGGGCCTTCTGTATTTAGGAAGCGTGGCGAGATTGAAAAGGGCTTACAGCGCCTCTCAATGGATGCCATTCAACGAGTCCAAAAGGAACTGAACTAATGGCTCTTGCTATACCAATCATAAGCACCTTCGACGGAGGTGGAGTTTCCAAGGCCATTTCGGAATTCCGAAATTTGGAGGGCGCAGGAAAAAAGGCGCAGTTCGCCATCAAGAAAGCAGCCGTCCCTGCAGCTGCAGCCTTGGCTGGTTTAGCCGTCGTTTTAGGCGACGCAGTGTCAGGCGCTATTGAAGACGCTGCAGCCCAAGACTTGCTTGCTAACAGCCTAAAAAAGACCACTGGTGCAAATGACGACCAGATTGCCAGTGTTGAAGATTGGATTACTGAGCAAGGAAAGTTGCTGGGTTTTTCAGATGACAAATTGAGGCCAGCGTTTGGCAGGCTTGCAAAAGCAACTGGTTCAGTCACTGAGGCTCAGAACTTGGCTAAACAGGCTATGGACATTGCCACAGCCACCGGCAAACCATTGGAGACTGTTGTAGGGGCGTTAGAAAAAGCCTATGGAGGCAACCTCACAGCACTTCAGAAACTTGCGCCTGAATACAGGCAAATGATTGAAGATGGCGCATCCTTTGAAGACGTCATGTATGCACTTGCCCAGACCACTGGAGGCGCAGCTGCAGAAGCAGCCGAAACCACGGCAGGCAAATTTGCTCGACTGAAACTTGGTTTTGACGAAACAAAAGAATCTATTGGTGCAGCGTTATTGCCAGCCGTCGAAAAGTTGTTGCCATACCTTCAAAAGTTTGCTAGTTGGGCACAAGACAACCCACAAACATTCATGATTATTGCTGGCGCTCTAGCAGCAATTGCAGCGTCAATTGTTGCCATCAACATTGCCATGGCACTAAACCCAATTGGGCTAATCGTCATCGGCGTTGGTCTGCTAATTGCTGGTCTTGCCATTGCCTACACAAAGTTTGAAGGATTCCGAAAAATTGTCGACGGCGTATTTGGCGCTATCAAATGGTGGATTACTAACGTTGTCATTCCACAGTTCAACCTGATGCTCACAGTGTTCAAAACCATCTTCAACGGCATTGCCTCAGTCTGGAACAACACCATCGGCAAATTCTCTTTCACTGTGCCGTCGTGGGTTCCCGGTATCGGTGGCAAAGGTTTTTCTATGCCCGACATCCCGATGTTGGCTGCAGGTGGCATCGTCACTGGCCCGACGCTGGCGATGATTGGTGAAGGCCGTGGCCCAGAGGCTGTGATTCCATTAGATCGCATGGGCGAGTTTGGCATGGGTGGTGGCACAACTGTCAACATCAACGTCAACGGTGGCGACCCACAGGCTGTGGTGCAGGCAC